TCCTCGATCGTAGCGTTCTTGGACATGTTTTCTTTCCTCTGTGGTCATTCCGGCATGGTAACATCCGACTTCTGTGCCGAGAAGATCCGACATTTCTTCACAATCCTTGCGCGTGCCGACGTACACCAGGATGCGTCCCACAGGCGTCTGTTGCAACGCCTGGCGCGTCCAGGCGATTTTATCCGTTTTATGAGCACAGATTTCCACCTGGTAATAAAGATTCGGACGATACACGTCATAGATCCATCGATGTGGATCCTTCATACCGAGATGTTTTATAATATCCGTCAACACTAACGGCGTCGCCGACGCGGTCAAGGCCATCACCACTCGTTGTCCACCAATAAGTTTTCCAATCTGGGCGTACTCCGGTCGAAAATCATGTCCCCACTGGGACACACAATGCGCTTCATCTACGGCAACCACCGCAAATCGATCCATGGGAATCTCACCACTTTGGACCAAGGAGACCATTTTCTCCGGAGACATGTAAAGAACATACGACCGACTGGTCGCCGACAAACATTCCTGAAACACACGACGTGTCTCGTCCATTGACTGCATGGAATGAATACACCCCGCGTTGATTTCACCCTTCTTGGAACGCAATCCCCTTACCTGATCCTCCATTAATGAAATCAAGGGTGAAATGACCATGACGGGTCGATTCGTCAACACCGCCATCATCTGATAACAAATGGATTTACCACCCCCTGTCGGCATCACCGCAATCACGTCCTTGCCCTGCAAACACGACTCGATCACCTCCCACTGGCCACGACGAAACGCCGGAAAACCAAACACCTTTTTTAACAATACCTCCGCTTCTTCTTTCGTCGGATTCATTTAAAAATAAAAAGATTTTTAAACATGTTTCGTTTTTCTATTCATCGTCAGTTTTTGCGTTTTTTATATTGAATCAATCATCATCACTTAACAACAAATGAGGAATGTTCACACGACACGTGTATAGGTTCCGAAGTTGGACAAGATAATGACTTTTCTCACTACCTGCGGATAAGGACGACATGAAAGAATGAATGGATCTAAGCAAATCATCAATCTCCGTATCCGAAATTGTCTTATCATGATAAGGGACCGCTTCTCGAACAATCGCCTTTCTTAAACTTTCATCACCACCTTTAAAATCACTTTCCAATATATTAAAAACAGGAAATACCATAGGTTTACTTATATCCATTATTTTTTTAAAATAGATTTGGGGACACTTTACTGTTCAAAAGTCAAGACCTCGTTGTAAGGCAACACGGCTTCATGAACCAGGAAACGCGGACGAAACATTCGATGCAGTTCTTCGAGAACCATTTGGTAGTGTTTATGAATTTTCACTAATTCTTGAAAAAGGGGTCTTTTGAAACATACACTAAGGAGCTGATCCATCGGAAACTCCAACAAGTGCATATAATAGAAAAAGTCCAAGTTTACATCCCCTGCATTCGTCTTTACATACACCGGATCTTCCAACTTGTCAAATAATTTCGCCTTGGGTTCACGAGTCTCGACCACCACATACTCCAGCCTCGTTCCGGGTGATACGAGATTTCCTCGCCGTTGCATTTTCAGACTCAACTGAACATGCGCAGGCAACGATCGTTGGTAGTACCGACAAGATCCACAAGGACATTTTCCACGACAATGATTCAGTATTTTCTGATTCTTGTTAAAGGCCTCCTTTGTCAAGTACTTGCGTAATTGGTCATTGGTCAAAGGCAAGGAAATCTTCATTTCATGGGCCGTATCCAGATCCAGGATATGTCGGGTATATTCCTGAAAAATAACCACCATGATCGGATTCCAGCCCCGGGCGGCCAGTGTTTGTTTGTCAGGAAAAGATTCTGTGGTCACGACACTTGTTGTTTTATTAACAAAACCAGCGACAAACTCAAGGACACCCAAGGATGCGGCACGCGCAACGGCCTCGGGAATCTTTTGTGATTTGTCCGCAGAATAATAGTACACCCCGCGTGTCTTTTCCCACCACTCCATCAACGTACTCTCACGAACCATGGACAGGTAATCACTCGATGTGAGACGCGATTGGTTGGCAAAGGTTAACCGGAGGTTGTCTTTGTCAAACAATTCAGAAAACATGGTTTCAATCCCCATCACCCATCGTTCCATTTCCACAACAACACCGGAATCCGCGGTCCCGGTTCCACCACCACCATCCATAGAACATACAGGACAACGACAACGTTTATTTTTTTTCAGAAGGACCTCTTCCTTTTGGTACCACTCGAAATCGATGCCGAGATCTTTCAGTCGTTTGCCTCTTTTTTTAACATCGGAAATGAGGGGTTGAATGACGTACGAGGATCCGATGAGTTTGGTGACGATAAATTCAGAGATGGGAACGCGATGCTGGAAGACCTCGAGCATGTTTTCTGACAACATTTCCTGGATATCTTCCATCGATCGAGAGGCCATCAGTCCTCTAACAATCTGTTCATAAATTTTTCGCACCCATGCACAATTATCACGCCTCGCCAACAATACACCACGAATGGTCAGCTTCTTGTCAATAATACCCGACGCGTCACACGTCAATGCCATATACCGTTTCTTGGTAAGAATCAGGAATTTCTTGTACAGCTTCTCCTCAAACGCCAATTTCATCGGCGGAAGAAACAAGGAGGTCAAATTTTCTTCAATATTCACAGAATGATCCCATAATTCTTTGGCGTTTGTAATCCCGGGAAAATGCACGTAGATGGAATCGGTATCCCCGTAAATCAACGAGGCGCCGTAGTTTTCCTGAACGTATGTTGCCGCCTTGTTGATGTTAAACCTCCCCATTGCCGTTGTGCACATGGCTCCTGGCATAAATGGCAGATAACCCCTGCTCACACCCATGGCGCCGTACGCGCTGTTGGCAGAGACCTTGTAGGCCATCTGACGTTTGTCGAGGACTTCATAAATGGCCTTGTCTTCTGCGGAATCCGTGAGCGTCTTCATTTCTTTTCTCGTCTCCTTTCGTTGCCTCAGGAGTGTTTCCAAAAGCGTTGGAAGGACGCCCTTGGGTTCCTTGAGAAAACGAAAGGCCCGTTTCCCACAATAAACATAGGTAGGACGGGTGGCGGGGGTGTAGACCTCGTGATCGTGTTCGCAACACGTATGTTCGTCCCATTCAATGGCATGATGCGAATCGGGATCGGGGTACTGATCCCACAACTCTTCCGGGATAAACGTACTGTAATCAATATTATAGGCGATGATGGTGGTCGGGTACAGGGAGGAAAAGTCAAAGGGAACGACCCATGAATAGATTCCGGGTTGGGGGGGAAACACATGCGCGCCGGTGTACGGCAAGATGTCGGGCGTGGCAGGTGGATCGATGACGTACCGGATCTCCTGGCAGTACCGGTAGATCTGTGAAAATACCTTGATTTGCTGTCCTTGGGTGTACAAGGACCAAAACGATACCTGGCAAATCCTTGCCATCTCACAAAGGCCTACCCACGTCTGAAGATGACCAAACAGACGCAAAACGAGATCGGCGTCCTGTAAACAGTACTGTCCTACCTCGACCATCTGACGACAGGCATCATTCATGTCCCGTGATCGTCCCAGACATAGACATTCATAGGCGCGAAAGAGATCTTGAGGCGTTAGAGGATCTTTGGTGTCGCCAAGAAAGGTCGAGGACACGGTTTTGAGTTTATAGTTGGAGAGTTTAAAGTCTCTTCGGACGAGTGGAAGGAGATCGACGATGAGGACGCCTTGGGTGAGCGGGAACGTGAAATGCTGGTCGCGATACGCCGAGGAGGACCAATTGACGACTTTGATGGAGGCTTCGTCCAGGAAGGGTCCCAGTTTGAAAAACTCTTCGCTGATATCATAATAGCGACATCGTTCAATGATATAAGGAAAATCGAACCCAAAGATGTTGTACCCGGTGACCACGTGAGGATTGACCTGGAGCCAGAGCGCGCGAAATTTTTGCAAGAGCTCCAACTCGTCATGACAAACGATACATTCAACACCAACGGCCGCAGAAGTGCCCGGGTTCTTGGCAAATTGTGTCTGAAAGAGGGTCTCGCATTCTTCCGGACAGACACACAAGAGAACTTTTCGAGAAGACGCCGATGGCATTTGAATCGAGACACCGATCTGAAAAATGGCGTCTTGTTCATTCTCTGCAGACGGCATCCTGGTGGGATCGGAAGAATAGGTTTCCAGATCAAAGGATAAGATGGTGGGTTTAGGCATCGTGGGAATCTCGGGACACCATCGGATCCATTCGTAGGGAACTTTGAGGATGGTTCCGGTGGTTGTCCGACGCACAAGCGGGGTCTGACCCTTTGGGATCTGGAGACGGATCCATCCGAGCGTCGGGAGTTTTTGTTGAGTCGTCATTTGAAGGATGGGAGATGCCTCGCCTTCGTACACTTTCATGACATGTGGTGGTGATTGGGGGAGAAAAGGAAACGAGATTGGTTTTTTGTCCATGGCAAAACGGAGGCGACGACGTTCCGTTTCCGAATCGGAATAGATGCGTAAAAACCATGGCTGTTCGGCCCCGTTACGCACAAGAGAATGACCGTAATAAAGACGACCACGCTGAACAAACGTCATTTTACCACCAAAACACTTGTAACACTTCTTCTGCAACAATCCAGCATTGGCATTCGGACGACGTTTCCAGGCGGCATCACAATCGGCAAGATAATGAATACCGGCCACTTTCATGACCATTTTGAAAATTGTTTTGAAGTGCACATCGAGTATATTTTTGGAAATACCATCCGGTAAAGTGACATAAATCCACGGACGGAACCCGGTGGCCTCAATTAATGTAATCGACGATGAATTCGAGGGGATACAGTACGCACGAAGACTCATACATTTTTCTTCTGTGAAATTATTCTTGTTTTCTTCCTCTTGTTGTGATTTCTTTTTTGGATCAAAGGGGTCATGAAGCACCCAATCATAGATAAAGAACCGTTGTGTGGATAATGATTGCATAAAATTTCAATTTGTTATGAGAATACATGACAAATTCCTAAATCTTCAATTTTATTTTTAGACATTCCCAAACGATTACCAACTATCTATCTTTACTTGCCAAGGAGAAAATGTGTCATCGACTGATCTTTGTTATACGTCTCTGGGGGCTGTAAAACGTTGGAAAATCCTCCTTGACGAAAGGTTTTATAATAGAGGAAAGGGTCGTAATTCTCCCACTGTGGGTAAAAACGGCTGCGGTAGGGTTCTGGAAGTTCATATACATTTTGTAAAAAGGAATGCTCTTCGGAATAATCCACGACTTCCAGAATACCGTCAGGGTGTAAGATGCGTCTCATTTCATGGACAAGGGTACGGGAAACATCTTGAAACTCGAGAAGCGACAAATAAATCTGGATACGATGAAACTTGTTGTCCGGAAAATAGGTACTCATGGCATCCTGTTGCGTAAACAACAAATCGGGATGCCTCGAAGACGCCGTTTTGATGCAGGAGGATTTAAGATCAATGCCTTGAACGATCATATCCTTCATGATATTCATATCCTTCATATCCTTCATGATATTCATCTCACATTGAAGATCCAATTGTTTGGTGGAATCTCCACAACCGCATCCGATGTCCAATCCAAAACGGACCGGATACTCGTCCATTGTTGTTGTGATAAGGGTTGGTGGTTTGTTGTTTGGAGGAGTATAATTCGGGGGTGTAGGACGACGACGAGATAACGAAGAAGAAGGAGGGCGGGGGCGTTCCATTAACATGGAACCACTATGAAATTTTCCGATGGAGTACGATAGGGTATTATGGGGTAGACACGTGAATACCAAGGCCACCATGACGATGCACTTTAAGATCATCATTTGTATCTTGTTGTTGTATATCCTGTTGTTGTATATCTTGTTGTGAATGAATAGTAGTTCCATATTATATTATATTATAATCAATTAACCTTTTTTTGAGCGTGCAACTTTTTATATGAAATTCATTTTTTTTTTTAATCTTGAAGAAGGTGTAGTGGTAGGGCTTACAATCAACAACAGTAATAACATAAATCGAATCAATTTTATCGATTTTACAAGGCCATGTATATTAAACAATCCACCTATCGTTTATACACAGAGCCTTTACAAGGTATTGAGATTCAACCTCACCGACACGAAGACATCGACTCGGATCATGTGTTGTTGGGATATGAATTAGTAGAACCCGATTTTTTTATCACCCCCCGACCCAATAAGATGCAGTGTTTTGGATGGTGTGGGGTCTTTACCCTCGGCATTCTTTTTTGGCCGGCCATGTGTGTTCCTTGTTGCATGGGATGTTCCTACCCTATTCAACAACGCGCAGTGTATGGTCATCCTACCCAGACCCGCGTTGTGTACATCATTCCTGAAGAATAAATAAGTGGAGTAGAAGAGTACTTTTTTGACCTCTTTGTGTCCTTTCTTTACTTTTTCCTAAAGAAAGTTTCAAAAAAAAAAAAAAAAAAAAAGATTATTCCTAAAAAAGTTAATTTAATGAGTATGCAGGACATCCTGGACATCCAGGACCATAGTTTAGATCTCGATAATAACGGTGTAGAAAAGATTAAAAACTTGCATAAGTTAGATGAAATTAAAAGTGTCTTTCATATAGCGGCAAAAAAGGTCAAAACGTCGGCTATCCTCGATGAAACTATGATAAAGATTTTATCAAGATTCTTTACTATTCATCCACCAGGAGAGTATCGTGGAAAACTCATCAACAGTCCTTTTCCATATAATAAGAACCAGAGTAGTAAAGAAGAAAGTATAAATATTCCATGGTACTACTTGAAAAAAAAAGATGATTTTGATTTAGATTCTATCATTGTATGGATCAATCCTTCATCAAGTCCAACGACTACAAAATATAATGTGTATGGTACCAAACTCAGATTCTGGATGCCAATTGGTTTTTTTCTCAATGATTACACCTTTTTACGATACCTTGCTTTACAACGTTCACACGCGTGTGATCAGCACGATATGAATTGGTCGACTGTCTTTAGAGATTTGAAAATTGGACAAGGACAATATCAAACCATAAAACAATTTCAACAACAGGAAAAACAACCACTGCGTTGTTCTGCCGATTTATCACCCAGGGTACAAAGAATAGTAGAAAACGTTTTCACGATTACAAAAGACTCTTCTGACGGTTATGGTCTGTGTTACAAATTTCAACAAAAAGTTAAAGAAGGTAAAATACCGCCGTGGAGGTTTTCGGTGTGGATAAATCCAAGACAAATTGGACAACATAAAAAATATATCGTCTATGATTATAATAATAAAAATTATAAAACGATTCAACAATTCTCTACCGATCGGGCTTTTCTAACGTATATCGCTGAAAATTATAGAGGAAATGATCAAACGCAGAGAACGTGGGAACAATTTTTCTTAAGAAGTGCGTCTACCGCATCCAGAGAACGCAAAAGAAAACAGGATAAAATCAACGCTTTGATACGAAATCTACAACAAAAATATACACCCAAAGAATTAACCGAGGACAAAAAACATCAAATACAAAAATTTTGTAAAAACATCATTACATTGACATCATCCCAACTACAATCATCAACAACACCCTTAACATTTCAACAACTAAAACAGATTCTTCAACAACAACAAACCACACCACCGTCATAACGAGGAATTAATATACATATACTCATAGTTTAATGAAAAAAAAACATTTTAATGTTTTTTTTTGACAGCAGTGGGATTTGAACCCACGCGCATTATGCATTGGATCTTAAGGCCAACTCCTTAACCATACTCGGACATGCTGTCTATTTTTTGCTCGGGTTGGTTTCGATCCAACGACCTGTGGGTTATGGGCCCACCGCGCTTCCCCTGCGCCACCAAGCAATATCTCCCATACCGAGGCTCGAACTCGGTTCTCAGGCTTGAAAGGCCCGTATCCTAACCATGTAGACTATATGGGATTTGTGTACCACATGTGGGGCTCGAACCCACGGCTTTCGGCTTAAAAGGCCGACACTCTGACCAAACTGAGTTAATGCGGTTTGAGTGACAGGTGTGGGATTTGAACCCACGCTCCGAAGAAATCGAACTTGAGTCGATCGCCTTAACCAACTCGGCCAACCTGTCGTCGGATGGATTTATGGATGTTTGTTATCTTTGGATACAAGGAAATGTT